CTAGCAAAATTTTGGTATCAACCTTTTGGTATCAACCCCCTGCTCTCTGAACAATCGCTCTGATAAAGATCTCTGCTCATGGAAAGAGGGAGGGGTGCCATTAGCACGCCAGTTGTAATCCACAGAATCCCGGGCTTTTTTAAATGCAACGGTTAATGTTGCTGGCTTAACCATCCCGCCGCGCTTAGCTGTCCCTTTCGCGTGATGGTGGTGCAATAGCCACGGACTAAGAACGCAATCGCGGCAGGATGACACCACATCATCCAGGGTGAGATTTAATTTATCGCAACGCAGAGCCAGAGGGATGGCAATCCGGGTTCCTGTTTTTTGCTGTTCGACATGAAGATAACCATCCCGGATATCCGAAAATTGCATTTTGCAAATATCTGAAAGGCGCTGGCCTGTCATCAGTGCCAGCAGCATACCGCGCTGTAAAAAGTAACCATCCTTTTCCGCTGCGTTATAAATCATCATCCACTCATCAAAAGTCAGTCGCTGTCTTGATATCCGCACCTGCGGTTTTTTTGCCGATTCTGCAGGGTTAAAGCCTGGCGGGACATCGCCCGTTTGCTGAGCTTCCCGGAAAACATCGATCAGTACCTTCCTGAAAATTTGTCCCATTCTGTTATGTCCTCTGGCCTTGTACTCTTCCAGTACTGATACCACATCTTTTACGGTTATGGCATCTAACGGTCTGGTGCCAAAACGTTCATCAAATACCCTGAGAGGAGCCGCTTTCTGTTTCAGCGTGTTGAGTTTGATCTCGCCGTTTTCATATCTTTCCTGTTGAATTTTTCTGTAATTATTCAGAAAAATGGTAACGGTTGATGAACCGCCGGTATCACTAATAATTTTCTCCTGCAGACTGAGCATTTGTTCCATTTGCTGCCGGGCAAGACGGCTGTTCGCTTCTGCTGCAATAGTTTCTGCCAGTTTCTGGTCAATACTGCCGAGACCGTGATTTTTGCCTGTTATGGGATGCCTGTAACGCCAGTAAACTTTGTTATTTCTTTTGTCAAAATACGGAGATAATCCCGGAACATTGGTTTTATATTTTCGCGGGCGCGCCATCTTCCAGTATCCTCTTCAAAGCAGGGTGATCTGTGGCGATCACCTCCGGCTTGTTTACCATTCCGACAAAGCGAGCTTGCGGATCCACTCGCCAGCGTCTTCCAACTTTTTTGGGGAGAGGAAATATCATTCCGGCTTTAGCGTATTTACTTAACGTACTCGGAGTTGGGACCGGTTCACTGAATTCCTCTTTTGCCCACTCAGTGAGCAGAATAAGTCTTGCCATGAGCGTCGTTCGCTAATCATGGTCGCCGCCACTATAGCTGGTGGGCAACGACCGGGGTTGAACATTAAAAATCAGCCTGATTCGGGATCAGTTTTTGCCAGATAACTGAAACGTATTTTGCCTGGTAACGGGCGTCATCAAGTGCATTATGGCGCTCACCTTCGAATGGAATAGCCGTTCTGGCATCGAAGTCTATGGCTTTCCCCAGCTCAACGATTGTGCGTACATCGCGATCGTTGTAGTAACGCCACGGGCAGGGGATCCCCTGCCGTTCGTATGAACGGCGCAAAATCGTGTTGTCGAAGTTGGCTCCATTTCCCCAGACCTGAACAAAAAATTCACCGGAGTTTTCGTCGATAAATTCCCGCAATTGTAACAGTGCATCATCTAACGGGATTTCATCGGTCATAATGGCAGACTGCGCTTCACGTGATTGCTTCAGCCACCTTTTAATGACGTCACGATCAATGACTCCGCCAGCAGTTTCCAGATCGATAGTCTTACTAAATTCCGGTCCCATATCTCCGGTTTGCGGATCGAAAAATATTGCACCTATTGAGATAATCGGGGCATCAGGATTTTTTCCCATGGTTTCAAGGTCGATCATTAGATGGTCACACGTCCTGCTGGTGGATGTGATAACGTGATGACCGTTCATCGCAATTAAGGGATCTGCCGTCTCGCCAGTTTCACTATCGCTGGCGTGATCCTGAGCGCTACCAGCATTCTCCTTGTGTGGATGTTCAGCGCCTTCGATTTCCTTCGGATCATTTTCCTGAACTTCAACCTGATTCTCTTCATCGAATGTTTCCTGGTATGTTGCGTCACCCATCACCGCGCCACAATCAGGGCAGTTGCCGCCACCGCTTTGACCGCAGGCGGTGCAGACTTTTTCCGGTTCCTGTTGCGCTACTGGCTCAGGTTGTTTCGTTTCTGGCTCGTTTTGTTGCGTATTTGGGCTGTTTTGTTCCGCTTTCTGGTCGTTCTGTTCCGATTCTTGCTGGTTCTGGTTTACAGAATCGCGGGTTTCAATCCCCTTTACCCATTTCGGATCATTCGGGTCGCTAATCCCTGCAACAAATTCTCCGCGAGAGGCAGCAAGCAACTTATCGGCGTCAGGCTGGCTGATATTGGCTGCCTGCATAATTTTGTTTACTTCGTCAGCGGTAACTTTTACCGGCTCTGGTTGTGCGGTCGTGTCAGATGCACCAGTATTTTGTTGTGAACCTGAGTACGTGCCGTTTTTACGTGCGAAGTATTCCTCTTTTGTGATTTCCGTAGCTCCCAAGGCTAGTGCTTTTTCCAGACCAGAAAGTTTGTTTGCGCGACCGTATTTTTCGCCATCCTTGTCGGTGAAGAGGAAGTAGAACGGCCCCTCACGCTCTACAGATGGTTCGACTTCCACTTTGCATTCGGTTTTTTCGTTGCCCGGAATTGCCGTTTCCACTGCATCAGTTTCTGGTACTGGCGACGAGAGAGTATCAGTTGCGCTCTGATTTCTTCCTTCATCTTCAAACACGCCCTTTGTAGTCAGGTATTCAGTAATGTATTTGTTCAGTGCCACAGGGTCTTTGTGAATGTCGATCGGACGTTCACGGACAAGGCCAAAAATAGTCTGGCGGTCGTAGCGAAGGGCATCAGGCTGTTTGCGCATTGATGCCGAGATACGCTTCCAGTCTTCGCGGTCGTTGTCGATAACTTCATTTTTTGCCCAGCGATGGATGCTGCCGTCAATGTTTCCGGCATCCACATCACCAGGCCAGAGAGCGTAGGCCAGTTCGTCATCCAGTGTTTTCCATGTCTGCTTGTATTCGCGATGAATGGCAGCAATGACCGGGCTGATTTTTCCTGTTGAATTTTCACTGTGCTGTTGATTGGTTCTGGCGCGGGCGAGATCAACAACAGACGTGTATTTTCCGGTTTCCTTGCGTTCACCTTCGCGACGTTTTTTCCAGATGCGCATCTCTGCCTGAATTTCGGGCCATTTGGCACCAGGCTTACATTTATGCTTAACCCACCCGATGGCATGCAGCTTAAGCTCCGGATACATGGCGTTAACTTCTGGCATTTTCATCAACGCTTCAACGATATGGCCGTCGAATGTTGCCATGTCTTCCTGCAACAATTCCTGTGCGCTAATAACCATATCAACGGTGATGTTTTCACATGTGTCGAACTTAACCATGACAGCGTTCTGTACTTCAGGGGCCAGCTTGTCAAAAGTGACGTTCATCGGATCGGATTCAGTCTCAACCGGGACAAAGGAAGCAGACTCCTCATCCCAGCGGTTTTCCTGCATATATTCAGCATCCCAGGAATCGAGGGCAGGGCGGGGTATACCGGGTTTATCCTCGCAGACAAGAAATTTATAAGCGCAGTCCTGAGCAGCCGGATAATGTTCCAGGAATTGCCAGTGAAATTTTGCGCGGGCGCGACGTTCATCACCGGCTTCAATGGCAGTGGCTACAGCGACGGCACCTTCTTCCTTTATTGCCTGTTCGTCCGGAATGGCGGCGCAAATAAAGACTTTACTCATTTTGTTTTACCTCATTACAGATTTAAGGGTGAACAAATCCCTGCCATTGCTGGCATATAAGAATGAAACCGGATATTTATTACGGAACTGTTTTAAAGACCTGCCGGGATTTCGTTATTATCCTGGTGAATAACTTTATCGACCGGGTAACAGTTACCGGGAATTTTCTGTTCGGTTGCTGCAGTCACACACTCCTGCATTGTCCCGTGAACACTGACTGCAATATCAACTGGCTCTCCGGAAACAAGAAAAACTGTCAGAACAAGTGCAAATGCTGTATTCATTGCCAGCATCCTTTTTGTATCGGACGTAAACGGGCCAGCATTGAAAGAATGCATATTTTATTTAATAGCTCCCGTTCGTGTTTTCTCTTGTTAATGGCATCTTCAGTAAATACTGGGTTACTGATAGTGACACCAATTTCAAAACAACCTTCAGACGTATTAACGTTTGGTAATAACGTTTCCATTATCGCGTCCTCAACAATGAATTTTGTGATGCGGTGCCTGGTGCCTCCAGGTGACGTTAACCAGTTAACAATTAACGCCGGATACAGAGAATCCACCCATAACACTGTTTTTGGTTTTAACTGTTCCGCGTGCGCTCAGCCGCATTCACCACATCACAAAATTCACTTTAAAAAGGGCGGCAGAGCAGTCACGGAGTAAAACTGATACCGCCAAACGTCACCAGAAAATTGATAACAGAGGGCGTTGCAGCGGGGTTGTCACTTAAGCGTATGGTCAACCTGACAACCCGGTGTCCTCAACGGGGGAAGGAATACCCCCGCCATACTTACCGCCGCACCATTTCGCGGATTGCCACAACCGGAAGCGCACGGTCGAACTAAATTTAACGACACCGTACAGAGAGACCAATTTCGCCGTGCGCTTTCGCGTTATGCCCTGACTTTTCAGGGACATATCCTTTCAGTAAACTGTCAGTGCCGGATGTTCACCCGTGTCCGGCGCACGCACTCCACCTGACCCGTGGAGAACTCCTTAATTACCAACCCTCAGGAGGGTGAAATGGATAAAAAGCAAATTGAGGCCCTGCAATCTATTATTGAAAAACAAGATGAAGCTATCAGGATTCTTTCATATCGCACTGATATGATACTAAATATGCTTTCTGCATTAACGGCTGCGCTTGGTGGTACAAAAACAAACGTATACCGCGAAGTTGTTATTCAACAGATAGATAAATTTGAAAAAACCATACCAGGTATTAATGCTCATCTTGCAGAACAAGAGAAAGACCATGCTCTTATGGCAATTTCTTCAGTAGCTCTCCCGAAAGTTGAGTAGTTTTAATTGTTGTTTTGAAATAATCACTGCTTTCACATTTGAGTGATTTCATGGCAATCCAAATGCGGGCCTCTGTGCCTGCATTTGGTTCCAGTTGCTGTAGACGTTTTGCGTCTTCCAAAAGTAAGGCGATAATGTGTTTCAGCTTCTCATCATTTGCTTGATTCTTGTTTTCAGGCGAATTCTGTCCGCCGAATAGGCGCTTCTCTTCATACAGACCTATAAAGGCACGACGCACGTTACCGGATATAGTATCGATGGTTTCTTTTTCTACGGTACTCAGGTCAAGAGTCGCCAGTTGAGAGCGAACCACATTCGATGCCATTTCCTGGAATGGTACTGGTAAATCTTTAAATTCCATCGTCAACCTCATCAGTCAGTGTTTCTGGTTAACCAGCGACGCGCGCCAGCTTCAGTTTTAAACGTTTTGCTTCTGGTATACGTCATCGCGGTAAACGTGCCGTCCTGGTTGGGGAACACGCCACATACCAGAGATTCGTTGTTGCCAAGATTGAGCATATCCATGTTGACCTCATTTCCCCTTAACGCCGGGGTAGCGGAACAAAAACCTGCTGCATAGTTATTAAAGTTGAACCCTGCGGTCATGTTCTTACGCCTCGGGCTGGCTACTTAACCCCTGACCACTGCCTGGTAACTCGAAGTATTGCCCTGCATTCTGTGGGGCGGGGTGGGTTGGTATGAAAAGAAGGATACCCATAGGTATTTAAAAAGTAAATACCCATGGGTAAATTTTTGCGGTGTCTTAACTGGTGACTAGTTGTTTGGTGAGCTATGATGCGTTTTGTGCTTTCTTTTTACGGATTTCTTCGTAGATCATATTGTAATACTGTTTTTTCTCTTCAAGAGTTTTTAATAATTTATCCGCTTCACTTTCTGGCAGTTCGTCTAAGAGATCTAAAAAAATACGTTGTCGTGGCGTTAGAACCCTTGTTTCATAACTGGAGGCTGTGTTCGTTGATGATGAAACGATACCATCCATCCATCCCCGGGGTAACCCAAAGGACTCTTCGATAATCTCCACCATATCATCAGCGATCCGTTTTTTTCCCTTTTTCCCCTCTGGGTACAACATTCTTGATACATAAGAAGGCTCGCGCCCGATCTTTCTGGCCACGTTAACCGCTTTACCATCGCATTTCTCATCACGAATTTTGATGAGTTGCTGTCGTCTAAATTCATATTTGTCCATAGGTAAATAATAGATGCGATTACCGCAAGGTAAACAACCTGTGGGTATTGACTTTTGTTTACCTGTGGGTATTCTTTGCTGTGTTTACTAAGGAGTAGCTATGGAAGAATTAAGAATATTTCTCAATTCTCTTTCGTCAGATGAACAGCGTATGTTTGCATGCGAGTGTGGTACCAGCATCGGTTATCTAAGAAAGGCATTGAGTAAAGGTCAAGTGTTAGGGGCATCGTTATGTGTCCTTATTGAGCGAGCCAGTAATGGTGAAGTTACACGTCAGCAACTAAGGCCTTTTGATTGGATGAATATTTGGCCCGAGCTGGAAGATACCAAAACGTTAACACAACCACTTTCTAGGAGCTTGATTCATGAAAATCAAGCATGAACACATCCGCATGGCGATGAATGTCTGGGCGCATCCGGACGGCGAAAAAGTGCCGGCTGCGAAAATTACCAAAGCGTATTTCGAGCTGGGAATGACGTTCCCGGAACTGTATGACGACAGCCATCCGGAAGCCCTGGCCCGTAATACCCAGAAAATTTTCCGTTGGCTGGATAAAGACACCCCTGATGCTGTTGAAAAAATGCAGGCTCTGTTACCGGCGATCGAAAAGGCGATGCCGCCTTTGCTGGTGGCCCGTATGCGCAGCCACAGTTCTGAATATTACCGTGAGATCGTCGAACGGAGGGATCGGCTGGGGAAGGATGTCGATGATTTTGTTGCGTCAGCGGTTGTTTTGTATGACCAGATGAATCGCGGCGGCCCGGCAGGGAATGCTGTGGTGATGCACTAAAAGCACGGTGTTCGGGGGGTTTATGAGCAGCAAGCTTCATGGTCTTGTCTGGGAAGGGTGCGCCTTCACCGGCATGATCTTATCCAGGGTGGCGGTTATGGCCCGTCTTGCAGACTACAGCAATGACGAGGGCGTGTCATGGCCTGCCATTGAAACTATCCGGCGTCAGATCGGTGCAAGAAGTGAATCCACAGTGAAATCGGCTATTGCAGAACTGGCGAAAGAGGGCTGGCTGACGAAGGAAGAGCGTAAGGTCGGTGGGCGTAATGTAAGCAATATCTATCGGCTTAATGTGGAAAAACTCGAAGCAGCTGCGGCGGCGGCGCGTGAGTCATATAAACCGAAAAGAAAAATTAGCCCGGCAATAAATGACCCGTTAACAGTTGACCCGTCAAATATTGACCCCTCAACGGTTGACCCGTCAAATTTTGATGGATCAACTGTTGATAAAAAACTGCCGATTAGGGGGCCGATGATTGACCCCGATCCGTCAGTATTAAAACCTGATCCGTCAGATAAAAGATCTTCTTGTCCGGACGCTTCGCAACCGGACCCGCAGACGGCTGAACAGGATTTTTTAACCCGACACCCTGACGCGGTTGTGTTCAGTGCGAAAAAACGCCAGTGGGGAAGTCAGGAAGATTTGGTGTGCGCACAGTGGATCTGGGGACGAATCGTGAGTCTTTACGAGCAGGCGGCCAGCTATGATGGCGAGATCACTAGACCGAAAGAACCCAACTGGACAGCATGGGCCAATGACGTTCGCACAATGCGGATGCTGGATGGCAGAACTCACAGACAAATTTGTGAAATGTTTGGGCGTCTCCAGCGGGATTCGTTCTGGGTAAAAAACATCATGAGTCCGGCAAAACTCCGGGAAAAATGGGATGAACTGGTTATCCGCCTGGGGCGTTTGCCTGCGCAGCGTTGCGTGAATCACATTTCTGAACCGGACACTGAAATACCGCCGGGATTCAGGGGGTGACGTGTCATGAAAAACATTGCGGCAGGCGGCGTTCTTGAACGTATCCGAAGACTGGCTCCGCCACATGTAACCGCCCCATTCAGAACGGTAGCGGAGTGGCACGAGTGGCAACTTGCTGAAGGCCAGAAACGTAGCGAGGAGATCAACCGCCTGAATCGCCAGTTGCGGGTGGAAAAAATTCTGAATCGCTCAGGCATCCAGCCGTTGCACCGTAAATGCTCGTTTGCGAATTACCAGGTGCAGAACGACGGTCAGCGATACGCGTTGAGCCAGGCGAAATCTATCGCTGATGAACTGATGACCGGATGCACAAATTTCGCGTTTAGCGGAAAACCTGGTACCGGGAAGAACCACTTAGCAGCAGCTATCGGGAATCGCCTGCTGAAAGACGGTCAGACAGTGATTGTGGTTACCGTGGCTGATGTTATGAGTGCCCTCCACGCCAGCTATGACGATGGGCAGTCAGGCGAAAAATTTTTGCGGGAACTGTGCGAAGTGGATCTGCTGGTTCTTGATGAAATTGGCATTCAGCGCGAGACGAAAAACGAGCAGGTGGTACTGCACCAGATTGTTGATCGCCGGACAGCGTCGATGCGCAGCGTGGGGATGCTGACAAACCTGAACTATGAGGCCATGAAAACATTGCTCGGCGAGCGGATTATGGATCGCATGACCATGAACGGCGGGCTATGGGTGAATTTTAACTGGGAGAGCTGGCGTCCGAATGTCGTCCAGCCAGGAATTGCGAAGTAATTTTTACCGGGAGAAAAATTTAATGGAGACTGTTTTTGACGCACTGAAAGCAATGGGAAAAGCCACATCCATAGAACTTGCTGCGCGACTTGATATCAGTCGTGAAGAAGTGCTGAACGAACTATGGGAACTGAAAAAGGCTGGTTTTGTTGATAAAAGCGCGTACACCTGGCGTGTGGCTGATAACAACGTTCAGCAGGAACAGCCAGCGCAGGCAGAACTGCCGGAAGAAATCACCACAGCAACAGTAGCGAAAATCTCAGAGTGCGATTTAACCGCGACGATTGAACAACGAGGACCACAAATGGCTGATGAGCTGGCTACATTGTTTGGTACCACATCACGCAAAGTGGCTTCAACGCTGGCAATGGCAATCAGCAAAGGTCGTCTGATTCGCGTAAATCAGGGCGGTAAATTTCGTTACTGCATACCGGGCGATAATTTACCAGCAGAGCCGAAAGCAGCATCGGTAGCGGAAACTGATGGTAAGGCCTTTCCTCATACCGCAGGTGTTGCGTTACCAGTACAGGAGGCTGCAACACAGGAAGATATTAAAACAGAAACTGTGGCGGACATTGTGCAGTCGCTGCCATCGTTTACTGAAACGCGAGCGGATGACCTGGTTTTACCATCACTGCATATGGCAAACCGCGAACTGCGTCGGGCGAAAAATCATGTCCAGAAGTGGGAGCGAGTCTGCGCCGCGCTGCGGGAGCTGAACAAGCACCGGGATATTGTTCGACAGATTACTGATTCTTCCCGCCGTGTTGTATCGGAAAAGTGATTGCCGGAGGCGCTTATGGCAAAAGTATTTACACAAGAAGAGCGGGAAAAAATTAAAGGGCAGGTTGTTGAGCTAGTACGCCGGAGTGGGCGCGAGACGTTACGGCAACTGGAAGCCAAGACAGGTGCGACAAGATATCTGATGAGCGTTCTCGCCAGAGAGCTGGTTGCCAGTGGCGATGTATACAACTCTGGTTACGGGTTATTCCCGTCTGAACAGGCTCGTAAGGACTGGCAAAATGCCCGCAAAAAACTATCCAGGGCAAAGGTGAAGAAACCATCTGTGGTTGATCCGGACCTTATCTGGTCATTACCAGACGGAGAAATACGCCGCTACGACAGGCGTCTGAACATAATCTGTCGCGAGTGCCGGAAGAGCGAAGTTATGCAGCGTGTGCTGGCGTTTTATCAGAATGGTTTTCGAGAGAGGCTTGGAGATCAGGGATGAATAGAACGATGAAGGATGGAAGCTACATATTCTCGGTACTAAGATTTATTTTTCTGACACAAAATGACCATTTGGCGTTACATAATCCCAAAAAAACGTATCAAAAATCTCAAAATGCGTTACGATTAGAGAGTATTTTGATTCTGTGTGCTCATTTTTTGATTGCTGTGGCTTTTTGTTGTGGGAGTGTTGAATGGATTATTTATCAGAAGTGTTAAAAATCATTGAAGGTGCAACAAAGGCAAATGCTTCGATGGCTAGTAATTATGCTGGGTTGCTGGCAGATAAGCTCGAACAAAAAGGGGAGGTCAAGCAAGCCAGAATGATAAGAGAAAGGTTGCTTAGAGCTCCCCAGGCGTTGGCAGGAGCTCAAAGGGCTGGAGGTGGGATATCTCTGGGCTCATTACCGGTAGATATTGATAGTCGACTCAACACTGTTGATGTCAGTTATCCTAAATTAGACAGTTCAGAGATTTTTCTGCCTGCAGCAATCAGTACCCGTGTTGAAGAGTTTATCACTAATGTTCAACGTTATGATGAGTTTGTTAAAGCTGATGCAGCATTGCCGAGTCGTATGCTCGTGTATGGAAAGCCAGGAACAGGTAAGACTATGTTATCTAAGTACATCGCTACCCGCTTAGATTTTCCACTTCTTACAGTGCGTTGCGATACTTTGATTAGTAGTTTATTGGGACAAACCAGCAAAAATCTTAGACAGGTTTTCGATTATGTAATGCAGAGGCCATCAGTGCTTTTTTTAGACGAATTTGATGCTTTAGCTGGAGCAAGAGGTAATGAGAGAGATATAGGTGAGCTTCAGCGAGTTGTCATTTCACTATTGCAGAATATGGATGCGGCATCAGAGGATACGGTAATTATTGCCTCAACTAACCATGAGCAACTTCTGGATCCTGCAATCTGGAGGCGATTTAGCTTCAGAATTCCAATGCCTCTGCCTGACATACATCAGAGAGAGTTAATTTGGAAAAATCGTTTAAAGAATATGATATGTAGCGATCTAGATTTAAGTGATTTATCAAGAAAATCGGAGGGATTATCCGGAGCAATAATTGAACAGGTGAGCTTGGATGCACGTAGGGATGCAGTTATTGAAGGTGCAAGTGTGATAAATCACCATAAATTGTATAGGCGTTTGTATCTTGCGCAATCGCTTATGGAAGGTGTAAATTTAAGCACTTACGAAGATGAAATTCGTTGGTTACGTTCTAAAGATAAAAAATTATTTTCTATCAGAGTTCTTGCTAATTTGTACAAACTTACATCAAGAGTAATTTCAAACATTCTGAAGGAGTCAGGAGCATATGAGCAGAAGGGGTACACAGTTTAGTAACGCAAAAGTTACAAACCCAATGTTAAGAATCCCTTTTTCCAGTAGTGACTTGGGTGCAATAGTAAACGCTGGCGGTGGGGCAAAGGTATTGGTTGATGTAACAGCCGAATATAGACAAGGGCTAGTAAGAAATTTAACAACCAGTAAACATTATTTAGAATCCAAACTTTCAGAGTACCCTGGAAGCTTGGGTACTTTGGTTTTCAAATTAAGAGACCAGGGAATAGCCAAAACGCATAGGCCGAACAAAATTGCTCAAGAGGCTGGATTGCAAAATGCCGGTCATGCCAAAATAGATGAAATGTTGGTTGCTGCTCATGCCGGCTGTTTTGACGTATTAGAGTCAGTCATTTTACATCGGAATATTAAAGCGATTTTGGCTAATCTAAGCGCGATTGAGCGCATTGAACCTTGGGATGAGAATAGGAAGGTTCCAGGAGGCACTGATGGTTTGTTTGAATCATCAAACATCCTTGTACGACTATTTGAGTACACAGGTGAAGATGCAACTTACAACAACTATGAAAACGTTATTTCTATATTAGAACAACACGGAGTTAAATATGATGAGATTAGACCAAAATGTGGTCTTCCCTTATTAAGGATAATGGATTTATCCCCAAATGATAGATATATATTAGACATTCTCATTGATTACCCGGGTATAAGAACGTTAATTCCAGAACCAAAATATTCAGCATTCCCGGTTAGTGTAAGTGATTCTGTTGGCATTGAAACAAATAGCTTTCCCGTACCATCAGAAGAATTACCCATTGTTGCTGTATTTGACACTGGGGTAAGCCCCATCGCGGCAACAATTACTCCTTGGGTAGTGAGTAGGGAAACATACGTAATTCCTCCTGATACGAGTTATGAACATGGGACTATGGTGTCTTCATTGATATCAGGCGCTCATTTTTTAAATGACAATCATCCATGGATTCCTGATACAAAATCTAAAATCCATGATGTTTGTGCTTTAGATGAAAATGGATCTTATATATCAGATTTAATTCTGAGGCTAGCAGATGCTGTAAATAAAAGACCAGATATAAAAGTCTGGAATTTATCTTTGGGAGGCGGACCATGTAATGAGCAGATGTTTAGTGATTTTGCGATGGAGTTAGATCGGCTCAGCGATAAATTTGGTATTTTGTTTGTAGTTGCTGCAGGTAATTATGTAGATGAACCTATACGTACATGGCCAAATCCTGATCCGCTTGGAGGTGCTGATTTAATTTCCTCTCCTGGAGAGTCAGTCCGAGCACTAACAGTTGGTTCAGTTTCTCATATGGAAGCTAATGATGCTTTAAGTGAAATTGGAACACCGACACCATATACTCGTCGTGGCCCTGGGCCTGTATTTACTCCAAAGCCAGATATAATCCATGCTGGCGGTGGGGTTCATAGACCTTGGAATGTAGGAGCAAGCAGTTTAAAGGTCGTAGGGCCAGATAATAGGCTTTGCTCTAATTTTGGTACTAGTTTTGCTGCTCCAATTGTGGCAAGTTTAGCTGCGCATACATGGCAGAGAATAGCCACTAATTCAGACTTTAATGTTTCACCATCATTGATTAAAGCATTATTAATTCATTCCGCTCAATTATCTTCTCCTGATTACTCGCCAAGTGAAAGACGCTATTTGGGAGCGGGAATTCCTAATGAGGTTATTGAGACCTTATATGATAGTGATGATAGGTTTACTCTGATTTTCCAAACATTCTTGGTTCCTGGGGTGAGGTGGAGAAAGGAAAACTATCCCATACCATCGGCACTTATTCAAAATGGAAAATTTAAAGGTGAGATTGTAATTACTGCTGCATATGCACCACCACTGAACCCTAATGCCGGCAGTGAATATGTTCGCGCGAACGTAGAGCTAAGTTTTGGCTTAATTGAGAATAATACTATAAAAGGAAAAGTACCTATGGAAGGAGAAAACGGTCAATCTGGATATGAGAGAGCTCAAATTGAGCATGGTGGAAAGTGGTCACCAGTAAAAATTCATCGCAAGGCATTTAATAAAGGAATTACTTCGGGTAACTGGGCTCTTCAAGCTAAAACAACGTTGAGAGCGAATGAACCGGCCTTAATGGAGCCTTTACCTGTAACTATTGTAGTAACTTTAAAATCATTAGATGGAAACACACAAGTTTATGCTGATGGCGTAAGAGCTTTAAATGCTAATAACTGGGCTCACTATCCATTGCCTGCTCGTGTGCCAGTTTCCGTATAACAACTATATAAATCAAACCCGCTGTAGCGGGTTTGATTTATTTGTGGGTGTGTTTTATAAAAATACCGCCCATACACAACAAAATACAAAAAGTATTACAGATAAAAAAGGAGCGTAATGTGCAGATTTGTTGTTTTCCATATTTACTCACCTTAATATGATTGATCCCGATAAGATTGTTATTTCAGCGGTTTTCAAATGAAATATTATGCTAATCTGGCAGATTTGCATAACATTAAAATTTAATTTATCTAACCGCTTTTAATAATAAGCGTTGTATTTTTATCCCAGCAATCTGTTGTTTGGTTTTTATTCCATTAAGGTGGGGCTTTACACTGGAGCCAGTTTATTTATACTTCATACGTCAGCCTGAACAACTGGCACCTGCTGCGCCAGCAGAGAAAACAGATGGCGCACGATACCAAATTTTACAATTCGGATAACTCTGCCGCCCCTGCCAGCAGGCACGGGCGGCGTTCTCATGCATTCAAATCTGACTGGTATCAGCACGACCCCTGCACCGAAGAACAGGCTGAATGGCTCATTCAGTGTTACCGCGGGCGCGGATGCGAGGTTAAAAAAGCCCTTAGCCTCGACTACCGTCACTGGATAATCTCCGTCAGGCTCCCTTACTCAGAACGGCCAGCGCGTCCGTCCCGCACATTCCAGCAACGGATCTGGAGGTAATGTGCGGGTATTACTTCGATCTGTTCTGGTACCGGAACTCGGTCTGGTTATCGTTAAGCCAGGCCGTGAATCAATGTCAGCATTCCATAACGGCAGAATACTGGTGGAGCCGGAACCAAAAAGCATGCGTAATCTGCCGTCCGGGGTCGTTCCTGCCGCTCGCCAGCCGCTGGTGGAAGACAAAACATTGCTGCCGTTTTTCAGTAACGCACGGGTGATTCGTGCTGCTGGTGGTGCTGGTGCATTGTCTGACTGGCTGTTGCGCCATATTAAATCCTGCCAGTGGCCACACGGCGATTATCATCACAGCGAAACCGTCATTCACCGTTATGGTACCGGCGCAATGGTGTTGTGCTGGCACTGCGACAACCAGCTGCGTGACCAGACATCCGAATCACTCGGGCAACTTGCTCATCAAAACCTGTCAGCATGGATGATTGACGTCATCGGTCACGCAATAAGCGGTACGCAGGAGCGTGAATTATCTCTGGCTGAATTATCCTGGTGGGCGGTCCGCAATCAGGTGGCGGACGCGCTACCGGAAGCGGTATTACGTCGTTCGCTGGGGTTGCGTGCGGAAAAAATTCGCTCTGTGTACAGTGAAAGCGACATCATACCGGGAGAGCAGACCGCCACCAGCATACTGAAACAGCGCACAAAAAATCTTGCGCCGCTGCCTCACGCCCACCAGCAACAGAACCCACCACAGGAAAAGACGGTGGTCAGCATTGCCGTTGATCCCGAGTCACCGGCTCAGTATCTCCAGCGCCAGAAATCACAACGGGAAGAGATGCCTGTATACACGCGCTGGGTAAAAACGCAGAAATGCATGACGTGTGGCAATCAGGCAGATGATCCGCATCACATCATTGGTCATGGACTGGGAGGGATGGGAACAAAGGCTGATGATTTGTTTGTTATTCCGCTGTGCCGTAAATGCCATAGCGAACTACACGCCGGGGTAAAAGATTTTGAAGAAAAACACGGCAGCCAGCTGTTGTTGCTGATTCGTTTTTTAATGCACGCGAGAAATTCGGGTGTTCTGAAGTGGAAAGCATAAATGACTGAACGCATAGAATTTGTTTTGCCTTACCCGCCAACGGTGAACACTTACTGGCGTCGTCGTGGCAGCACATATTTTGTATCAAAAGCCGGGGAGCGTTATCGCCGGGCAGTGGCGCTTATTGTTCGCCAGCAGCGGCTGAAATTAAGCCTGTCCGGAAGGTTGGCAATAAAAATTATTGCAGAACCACCGGATAAGCGCCGCCGTGATCTGGACAATATTCTGAAAGCGCCGCTGGATGCGCTGACGCATGCGGGGTTGCTAATGGACGATGAGCAGTTTGATGAAATCAATATCGTTCGTGGTCAGCCAGTATCTGGTGGACGTCTGGGGGTGAAGATTTACCCCATAATGCATGAAGAGCAGGTCAAAAAATGAAACTGGAAGATTTACCGAAATACTACTCCCCAAAATCCCCCGGCCTGACTGATGCATCGGCCTCAACGTCGAAAGATGCGCTGAGTATCACTGATGTGATGGCCGCGCAGGGCATGACACAGAATCGGGCTGAGATGGGGTTTTCTGCGTTCCTGGGGAAAATGGGCATCAGTATGAATGACAGGGCGCGGGCAACAGAATTACTGGCAGATTATGCACTCAGTCGGTGCGATCGTGTGGCGGCGTTGAGAAAACTTCCGGCAGAAATAAAACCGGTAGTGATGCGCATTATGGCTTCGTACGCTTTTGAGGATTATGCCCGCAGCGCAGCGAGTAAAAAGCAGTGCCCCTGTTGCCGAGGGGAAAAATTTATTGAAGGCGAAGTTTTTACAAACAAGGTTCAGTATCCGGATGGCAAGCCGCCAGTATGGGCAAAGTGTACGAAAGGTGTGTATCCGTCTTACTGGGAAGAATGGAAAAAAATTCGGGAGGTGGTGAAAGTTTCTTGTCCTGAATGTAAAGGGAAGGGGGAGATTTCCACTGCCTGTAAAGACTGCCGTGGGCGTGGTGTTGCCATTCATCGTGAAGAGTCGGTAAAACGTGGTATGCCTGTTATCAGAGACTGCCAGCGTTGTGGTGGTCGTGGCTGTGAAAGACTACCATCAACGGAGGCATTTAATGCCATACGCAAAGTGACGAGTGCTATCACGCTTGATACGTGGAAAAAATCAGTGAAACGCTTTTACGATACGTTGGTGGTTCGGTTTGACATTGAAGAGGCATGGGCGGAGCGGCAGTTAAAGAGGGTAACGCGATAGTGTTGTTGATTTTTCCCGAATCTGTGGTAAATTTGCTCTAACGATAGGCGTTTTATGCCTGACGTTAGAAGATTTTTTACACCCCGCCGCCTGGCGGGTTTTTTATGACTGAAATCGCGTCAGTACAGTAAACGCGCTGGTGGCGGTGAATACCTGTCTTTCAGCTTGCTGGCTTTTTCGACAAGAGTTATTGGTGTGTCACGTTAACCGGAAAAGGGAAAAAGACATGCTAAAACAGCAGGATATGACAGAAACCGCCAGAGTGGTGTTTAATGAATTAAGCGTCACCGAACCGGCGACAGTCGGGGAGATTGCGCAGAATACTTACCTTTCACGCGAACGCTGCCAGTTAATACTGACTCAGCTGGTTATGGCGGGTCTGGCAGACTATCAGTTCGGTTGTTACAGACGCCTTCCGCAGTGAAGGCTTTTTTATTTGTGGTAAATGGGCGGCTGGTGGGTGTTAGGGGCACCCACCAGCCATCTGCTCATGCGTTGGGTTCACAAGCAAACCTCAGGCCCACTGCTTTGCGCAAAAGCAGAATGAGCCTATCAGAGACAGGCTTAATGATCCATGCTTAATACTGTAAAAATATCCAGTTGTGAGTTAATCAACGCCGACTGCCTGGAATTTATCCGGTCGTTACCCGAAAATTCTGTTGACCTGATAGTCACGGACCCGCCGTACTTTAAAGTGAAGCCTGAGGGCTGGGATAACCAGTGGAAGGGCGACGATGATTACCTGAAATGGCTGGACCAGTGTCTGGCGCAGTTCTGGCGGGTGCTGAAACCTGCCGGAAGTCTTTACCTGTTCTGTGGTCATCGCCTGGCATCTGATATCGAAATCATGATGCGTGAACGCTTCAGTGTGCTGAACCATATTATCTGGGCGAAGCCGTCCGGACGCTGGAACGGGTGCAACAAGGAAAGCCTGCGGGCGTATTTCCCCGCCACAGAGCGCATTCTGTTCGCGGAACATTATCAGGGGCCGTATCGTCCGAAAGATGCCGGGTATGCGGCGAAGGGCAGTGCACTGAAACAGCATGTGATGGCCCCGCTGATTTCTTACTTTCGTGATGCGCGCGCGGCCTTGGGGATAACGGCAAAACAGATTGCAGATGCCACAGGAAAGAAAAACATGGTGTCGCACTGGTTCAGTGCCAGTCAGTGGCAGCTACCGAATGAAAGCGATTATCTGAAATTACAGGCGCTGTTTGCCCGGGTGGCAGAAGAGAAGCATCGGCGTGGTGAACTGGAAAAGCTCCACCACCAGCTGGTGGATACGTATACCTCACTGAACCGGCAGTATGCGGAGCTGCTGAGTGAATATAAACATCTGCGGCGGTATTTTGGCGTGACGGTGCAGGTGCCGTATACCGATGTGTGGACGCATAAACCGGTGCAGTTCTATCCCGGGAAACATCCGTGCGAAAAACCGGCAGAAATGCTGCAGCAGATAATCAGCGCAAGTAGCCGTCCTGGTGATCTGGTTGCGGATTTTTTCATGGGGTCGGGTTCAACGGTAAAAGCGGCGATGGCACTGGGGCGTCGTGCGATTGGTGTTGAGCTGGAGACCGGACGTTTTGAGCAGACAGTCAGGGAAGTTCAGGATTTAATCGTTTGAAACGGATGAGATTGCAGAATTAATTACGCACCATTATTATTCTGCTCCCGGCCCTTTAGCTCAGTGGTGAGAGCGAGCGACTCATAATCGCCAGGTCGCTGGTTCAAATCCAGCAAGGGCCACCATCACATACCGCCATTAGCTCATCAGGAAAGAGCGCCAGCCTTCGAAGCTGGTTGCGCGGAGTTCGGGTCCCCGAAGGCGGTCCATTATCTGTATCCTGCGTTGTTAGCTCAGCCGGACAGAGCAATTGCCTTCTAAGCAATCGGTCACTGGTTCGAATCCAGTACAACGCGCCACACTTATTTTCCCTGGCTCGCTTTTGCGGGCTTTTTTTTAAATGTCTCACAATTCAGGCGGTTGACTGTTGTCTGGTTTGCGGGGAGTTTGTTAAAAGAAACTGGCATGGTGAATCCCCCTGTGCGGAGGGGCAATCAGCGAGTAGGTATATGGGATAATCGCGGATTCAGGTGCTGGTACTGAATTCACCGGGAGGCACCCGGCACCATGCAATGGCACATAGCGCCACTCTCCAGCCCCTCTCCGGAGGGGCTTTTCTGTGCCGGATACATCACAGTTTCTGGAACCTTAGGTACTACAGTATCAGTCAGGGTGCTATATTTTCAGATGTGATGAAAGCCTGTCAGCAGGCAGGGCGTATCGGAAATGACCCAGTAGAGAAAACGTTGACTCAGATACCGGTGCTGAGTTACCGGGAAACCGGCATCACATGACCGCTATCCTTCCAGGCCCATCCGCTCCGGTGGGCCTTTTTACTGCAGAAAACAGGTTCCCCGTTAAATGCTATGTTGCTCACAATTCAGTAAGTTGACAGTTGCCTGTCAGACTGGGCATTTGTTAAAAAAATTTCGCATGGTGAATCCCCCTGAGCGGAGGGGCGACTGGTGACGGTATAATCTCTGATTATCAAAACGAGAATGACGCGGGTTTAGTGGCACCGGGCTGAACTCACCGGGAGGCACCCGGCACCATGTGCATGATGATACAGATACGCGGCTTTAGCCCCTCTCCGGAGGGGTTTTCTTGTGGGCAAAAAAAGCCCGCGCTGGGAGACGCGGGCGGCAAGGAATAAACAATAAAACGTGAAGTAATATTTCAGCTGGCGAATAATATCCGACAGTAATCACTCTGCGCAATAGCGCGGCCTTTTTCGTATTGCGGGCTGTTGTCTCTCTTCTGCCATTGTCCTGTAACTTCCGGACTTCAGCCCGCTCCTCATTTTACTCACAATATTATCCCGGCCGGGAGGATTCATGGCATTTAAACACTATGATGTTGTCAGGGCGGCGTCGCCGTCAGATCTTGCGGAAAAGCTGACACATAAACTGAAAGAGGGCTGGCAGCCGTTTGGTAGTCCGGTGGCCATAACCCCTTATACCCTGATGCAGGCGATTGCAGCAGAAGGTGATGTGGTCGTCAGTGGTGCAACTGAGCCGGAGTGGTACTACGTCATCGTACTGGCCGGGCAGTCCAATGCCATGGCTTACGGTGAAGGGCTTCCGCTTCCGGATTCATACGATGCGCCCCATCCGCGCATTAAGCAACTGGCCCGTCGTAACACAGTGACTCCCGGTGGTGAAGTATGCGTATTTAACGACATCATTCCTGCTGACCATTGTCTGCATGATGTTCAGGATATGAGTACGATTAACCATCCCCGGGCTGACCTGAGCAAAGGGCAGTACGGCTGTGTCGGACAGGGCTTACATATTGCCAAAAAACTGCTTCCGTATATCCCTAATAATGCGGGGATCCTGCTGGTACCATGCTGTCGTGGTGGTTCGGCATTCACCCAGGGCGCGGAGGGGACATTCAGTGCGGACACGGGGGCCAGCCAGGATTCGGCACGCTGGGGTGTGGGTAAACCATTATATCAGGATCTGCTTTTCCGCACGAAGGCAGCATTGCAGAAAAACCCGAAAAACGTTTTGCTGGCGATATGCTGGATGCAGGGGGAATTCGATATGACGAATGCCAGTTACGCCCAGCAGCCAGCAGCATTTCTTGCAATGGTACAGCAGTTCCGTGCTGACCTTGCCGGGCTGGCGGCGCAGTGCCATGGCGGCAGTGCTGCAGTTGTACCGTGGATTTGTGGCGACACGACGTATTACTGGAAAAACACATACGGCACACAGTATGACTCCGTCTACGGCGCGTACAAAAACAGGGAGAGCGACAACGTTTTCTTTGTGCCGTTCATGACCGACGGTAACGGCAACAACACGCCCACCAACTTACCGGCAGAAGACCCGGATATTGCTGATGCAGGTTATTACGGCGCGCAATCCCGTAGTAATGGTAATTGGGTATCGTCAAATCGTCCGACACATTTCAGTTCATGGGCGCGCAGGGGCATTATTTCGGATCGCCTGGCAACCGCTATTCTGAACGCAGTTGGTCGAACCAGCGCCTTCATCAGCGGTACCGCACCGGAGATTAAACCCTCGCCCGGCGGCGACACGCCATCGGGGCCGTCTGATGGTGACACATCCGTTCGTACAGTCTCCCTGCTGCCGACAGCCGGAGAGGCTGCTGCGCAGGGCTGGACCATCACCGGCGGCAGTGTTGCGCTGGAAGATGGTGTGTTTAAGGTTACCAAGCAGAGCAATAAAACCTGGTCCCTGATGCATCCGGTGGATGACGCAGTCTCCCTGCTGACACGGGGTGGCAGACTGAGCTGTAAGTTTCGACTGTCAGGCGCACTGACCAACAACCAGTTCGGTCTGGGAATTTATCTGTATACCGATGTAGCGTTACCTGACGTCGTGACGATGACCGGGACTGGTAACCCGTTCCTGATGTCGTTCTTCACCCAGACCACAGACGGCAAACTGAATCTGATGCATCACAGGAAAGCAGGAAACACAAAGTTGGGCGAGTTCGGGAATTACAGTAACGACTGGCAGACGCTGGAGCTGGTGTTCACCGCCGGCAGTGCCACGGTTACTCCGAAACTGAATGGAGTGGCTGGCCCGGCATTCCAGGTCATAAAAGACAGTCTGACACTGGGGCTGAATGCGCTGACGCTGACGGATATTACCAAAAATGCAGCGTATGGCGTTGAGATAGAAAGTCTGGTGCTGGAGATAAATGCACCAGCATCATCATAAAAAGTGAGCCAGTCAAATGGAAGGTATCGTTAAACTCACCGGTAGTGTCAGTGGGTCGTCTGAGATGCCTGCATGAGTTATTAGAGCCATCAGTACTTAACTGGTGGCTTTTTTTATTGTTGTCAGCTTCCGGATAACGGGAGACGGGGTATGTACCAGATGGAAAAAATCACAACAGGTGTGTCATACACCACGTCAGCGGTGGGAACGGGCTACTGGTTCCTGCAGTTGCTGGACAGGGTTTCCCCGTCTCAGTGGGCGGCAATAGGCGTGCTGGGGAGTCTGCTGTTTGGGCTGCTGACATATCTGACTAACCTGTATTTCAAAATCAGAGAGGACCGTCGTAAGGCTGCACGGGGAGAGTAATTCAATGACTCAAAACTATGAACTGATTGTGAAAGGGATCCGCAATTTTGAGAATAAAGTTACGGTAACTTTAGCGTTACGGGACAAAAAACGCTTTGACGGTGAAATTTTTGACCTGGACATCTCGCTGGACCGTGTTGAAGGTGCCGCGCTGGAGTTTTATGAGGCAGCAGCCAGAAGGAGCATCAGACAGGTCTTCCTGGATGTTGCTGCCGGGTTATGTGAAGGGGATGAGCAGTCGCCGGAAAAGCGCCCCGTAATTTTAGAGGCGCAGGATGTGTTGATAACCTACAGAGGAAAACTACCGGGAATAATTACGGGTTCTCTGAAGAGTCCGCCGAAATGGTAATTTTACCAGCATATTTTTCATCCAGTAATACAGCAAGCCGCCTGAAAGAGTCTTGTTGTTCCTGAGACCATTTGGGATTGCATGATTCAAACTGGATTGATGCCAGCGTTGATTGCATCTGTTCCCTTGGAATTGAGAATGCCAGATATGAGAAGGCGACGGTAAGGGTATTCACGTCTTCCCGAAGCCTGGAAATGCTGTCGAGCAACTCCTGTAGAGAAATGGTGTTATTGTCCATAAATAATCCTCATGATTGTATTGACCTGTTAGCAGCCTGAGGCAACAGGCTGGAACTGATAAACATATCCAGGGCTCAGAAACCGATAAATCCTGATAAATATCCATGAACGCAAAAATCAGATACGGCCTGTCGGCTGCCGTTCTGGCGCTGATTGCCGCTGGTGCGCCTGCGCCTGACATTCTCGACCAGTTTCTGGATGAAAAGGAAGGTAACCACACCACGGCATACCGTGATGGCGCGGGTATCTGGACCATCTGCCGCGGTGCCATCCTGGTGGATGGCAAACCTGTCGTTCCGGGCATGAAGTTGTCGAAGGAAAAATGCGACCGGGTTAACGCCATTGAGCGTGATAAGGCGCTGGCATGGGTGGAGAAAAACATCAGAGTGCCATTGAGTGAACCCCAGAAAGCGGGGATCGCGTCATTCTGTCCGTACAACATTGGCCCCGGTAAGTGTTTTCCGTCGACGTTTTATAAACGAATTAATGCAGGTGATCGCAGGGGAGCGTGTGAGGCGATTCGCTGGTGGATTAAGGACGGTGGCAGAGACTGCCGTATTCGCTCAAATAACTGTTACGGTCAGGTATCCCGTCGTGACCAGGAGAGCGCGCTGGCGTGCTGGGGAATCGACAGATAAGCAGAATATTTTGCTAATCAATGACGTTGGCCAAGGCGGACGGATAACACGAAATCCTGCGAACTGGCAAAATGTAAGTGAATAAAAGTAAAAACCCCGTTTGTTGGCAGCAAGCGGGGTTTTGTTTTTATGGCAGTAAGCTATGGGAGGCTGCCTTGATTGATTTTAGCAAACTGATTAGGGAGTTGCGACTCATGATTAGTCAATTACCAAACTGGAAATTTTTGCTGGTCTGGAGCATCCCTTTTTTATGGGTAGTATCCCAGTTAATTGTGGCAATTAAGGGGTAGCTATGTCAGACAAACTCATAACGCCGGCAAAGGTCCTGTGTGTGATTGTCGGTATTTCATTTTCACTAATGCTGGTTGCTCTTTTTCTGTCCCTCGCCTGGGTGATGTTGTCTTCGTCGGGGCTGCTGGGGTGACAGTGACTGATGACATCAGCAGAGCGCTGGCTTTTGCTATTAAGTGGGTGGCTGTTGGTATTGCTGTGTCTCCGATGCTGTATGGGCTGGCAAAACTGGTCATTGCGCTGAAATCGTGAACTTTAAAAAGATGAGTGCTGAACTTATTCGGGCAATGGCATTTGCCATTCGTATTGTGGCCATTGCTGTTCTGGTCTGGGCAATCCGTTGGTGGTGATATGAACCGTGTTCTGTGTGTGGTGATTATTGTCCTGCTGGTAGCCTGTGGTGTGCTTAGTCTGGGGCTGAATCATTACCGCGATAACGCCATCACCTACAAAGCGCAGCGCGATAAAAAAGTC